TCGACGTCGCATGGCCGACGCTCGGGTTCCTGTGGTCTGCGTGGATCACGCGCCACTGCCGCGTCCCTGACCGTCACGAGCGGGGCAAGCCGTTCCGTGAGTACGACTGGCAGGCGTGGTGCACGGCCAATCACGGCCGGGTGCGCCCCGACGCAGTCCACGATCCTGACCGCCCGCTACTCAACCAGGCGTTCGTCTATCGGCGCTCGCAGGTCATCGCGCCCCAGAAGATGGGCAAGGGTCCGTGGGTCGCCTGCCGCGTCACGCTTCACGCGGTCGGCCCGTGCGAGTTCGCCGGCTGGGCGAGTGCCGGCGACCAGTACCGGTGTGAGGACAATGGCTGCGGTTGCGGCTGGACCTACGACTACCTGCCGGGCGAGCCGATGGGCACCCGCAACCCCTCGCCGCTCATCCAGATCATGGCGACGTCTGAGGAGCAGGTCGCCAACATCTGGCGCCCGCTCACGACGATGATCGCCCTCGGCCCGCTCAAGGATCTCCTGCTCCCTCGCGGCGAGTTCATCCGCATCATCGGCGAGTCTGGCGACAAGGACATGGACCGCATCGACCGGGTGACCGCGTCGGCGCAGTCCCGCCTGGGCGCCCCAGTGTCCGAGGTGTTCGGCGACGAGACGGGCCTGTTCACGGTCAGTAACAAGCTGGTGGCCGTGTGGCAGACGATGCGTCGTGGTGCGGCTGGCATGGGTGGCCGTTCGACGGAGACGACCAACGCCTTCGACCCTGCCGAGAACAGCGCGGCGCAGATGACGCAGGAGTCGCTGCGCCCCGACATCTTCCGCTACTGGCGCGACCCGGACGTGCTCAAGCATGCGGACGGTACGACGCTGAAGTGGAGCGTGGCGCGCGACCGTCGCAAGGTGCTCGCCTACGTCTATGCGGGTGCGGCGCACATCAACCTCGACAGCATCGAGGCTGAGGCGCTGGAGCTCATGGAGACCGACCCCGCGCAGGCCGAGCGTTTCTTCGGCAACCGCAAGGTGCGCGGCAAGGGCGCGTGGCTCCCTCCCGACCTGTGGGAGTCGAGGTGGTCTGGTGCACTGGCTGCCAGCGCCTGACCCCGGCACAAGCGTGTGTGGGGGCTTTGACGGCTCCGACGTGGACGACGCGACCGTGATCCGGCTGGAGACCCGCGAGGGGTTCCAGTTCACGCCGCGGTACGGGCCGGCGCAGCGTCCGACCATCTGGCTTCCGGCCGAGTGGGGTGGCGTCACGCCACGGCTCGAGGTGCACGCAGCCTGGGCCGAGATCGCCCGGACGTACTCGCTGCGGCGCGTCTACTGTGACCCGTTCAAGTGGGCCACTGAGCTCGACGAGTGGGACATCGAGCACGGGCCTGAGACGTTCCTCGAGTGGCGCACGAACCGGCCCCGCCCGATGCACGAGGCGCTAGACCGGTTCACGACCGATCTGACCTCTGGTGCGCTGACCCACGACGGGTGTCCGATCACGGCGCTGCACATGAGCAACGCCCGCAAGATCGCCGGCATGCGGGACGCGTACATCCTCGGCAAGCCGTCCCAGCACCAGAAGATCGACTCCGCGGTCACGTCCGTCCTGTGCCATGAGGCAGCCGCCGATGAGCGCGCCGCCGGCTGGCCTGAGATGGCCGCCTCCACCTACTTCCGCTTGCCGCGCTGATCCCGAAGGGGGGCACCCTGTGGCGCTCACCCCCTCCGAAGTGGAGACCATCGACCGACTCAAGAGGGATCTTGACTCGCGCTCGATGAACGACGAGCTGCTGTTCCGCTACTACCAGGGGCGCCAGCGTGTCGAGCAGTTGGGCATGGCGATCCCTCCGGCGATGCGCCGGTTCCTCGTCATCACGAACTGGTGCCGCACGGTCGTGGACACGATCAACGACCGCCAGCAGGTTCGGTCGCTGATCCTGCCGGGCGAGGAGACCGCGGACCCGACGCTGCGGGCCATCTGGGACGCGAACAACCTCCAGTCGCACCTGGCGATGTTCAACCGTGACCGGATGATCTACGGCCGGGCGTTCATGTCCGTAGGCGCGAACGAGGACGACAAGTCGCTGCCGTTCGTGCGGGTCGAGTCGCCGCGGGAGATGGTCGCTGAGGTTGACCGGCGCCGCGAGGTGGTCACTGCCGCCGCACGCTTCTACGGGTCGACCTCTGCCGGCGTCACTCCGACCAACGTCACGCTGTACCTGCCGGATCAGACCGTGTGGGTTGCTCGCGGCGACGATGGCCGGTGGGCTGAGATCGACCGGGACCGCCACGGGCTCGGCGTGGTGCCTGTCGTCATGCACCTGAACCGGCGCATGACGGGCGGTTGGTCTGGCGAGTCCCAGATGACCGACATCATCCCGCTCGTGGACGCGGCTGCGCGCTCCCTGACGAACCTGCAGTTCGCGCAGGAGGCGCACGGCATCCCGCGCATGTTCATGACGGGTGTCGCATCGGGTGACTTCGTGGACGCTGACGGGCACCCGATTCCGCAGTTCGAGGCGTACTTCGACGCCATCCACACCATCACGAACCCTGCCGGCAAGGTCGGTCAGCTCGACGCCGCGGACCTCAAGAACTTCGAGACTGCGCTCAACATCTACGGCACGCAGGCCGCAGTGGCTACGGGCTTCCCCGCCCGGTACTTCGGGCTGTTCTCCGCGAACCCCCCGACCGAGGGCAGCATCCGGGCCGACGAGGCGCGGCTGGTGCGTTCGGTGGAGTCGCAGAACGACGAGGTCGGCATGTCGCTGGGCTGGACCGGCGCGCTCGCGCTTCGGTTCGCCACCGGCCGCGAGGTCGAGGGCAACAGGGTCCGCGCCGACTTCTTCGACCCCGCTACCCCGACCATCGCCCAGCGTGAGGATGCGCTGGCGAAGCGCAAGGCGGCCGGCGTGCTGTCCCGTGAGGGCTACTGGGACGAGCTCGGCTGGTCCGAGGCACGCAAGGCCAAGGAGCGCGCCTACTTCGAGGCCGAGGCGATGGACCCGCTCACCCGCGCACTGACTGACGAGGTGGCCCGAGGTGCCGGGGTTCCCGCAGTCGGCCCGTAGGCACTACCTGTGGAGCGCCGCGCTCGTCGAGCGGGCGCTGCGCGAGGCTCACGCAACAGACTTCGCCAACGTCCCGAACGTCGTCGCACTGCACCAGGTGGCCGCAGCCCGGCAGGGTGAGGTCGCGGTCGGCGCGATGCTCGCAGAGCAGGGCATCCGCTCGGCCCGTGACGTCACACTCTCCCCCTTGGCGTTCACCACGGCACGCGGACGCACTGCGGGGATGCTCGAGCAGGTCCGCACGGACCTCGAGTTTGACCGGATCGTGTCGGCGCTCGTGTCCGACGCTGGTAGGTCTGCGGAGTCGGTGGCTACGGCTGCACGCCCGAACGTCGGTTACGTGCGGTTCCTGTCGCCGCCGTCGTGCGCGAGGTGCGCCATCCTCGCGGGCCGCGTCTATCGCTACTCGCAGGGCTTCCAGCGACACCCCGGCTGCGACTGCACGATGGTTCCGACGACCGTCGCCAACCCGGCGTTCGTCCATGACCCCGTCGCGCTCATGGAGGCGGGGCAGGTCACCGGCCTGAGCAAGGCCGACCGCCGCGCCATCGCAGACGGCGCAGACATGGGGCGCGTCGTCAACGTCCGGCGATCCGCCGCGGGGCTCCGCTCATCCGGGCGAGTCCTGGCCCGTCGAGGCAAGCCGACCCCCGAGGCCATCTACGCCCGCACCACCACCCGAGACGAAGCCGTGCAGGCACTCACTGCCGCCGGCTACGTCCGCTGAACTTCCCGAGACGCGAGGTCTTGGGCTGACTCCGAGATGGAGACACAATGTCCGACCCAACCCCGACCGACGCACCGCAGAGCGCAGCGGACCCCGCCGCTGGGGGCAACCCCCAGAGCCAGCCCGAGACGGACTGGCAGGCGAAGTTCGAGGCGCAGCAGAAGGTGAACCGAGACCTCGAGACCAAGTTCAACGGTCTCCGGGACTCGCAGCAGACGCAGGCTCAGGCCATCGCGCAGGCCCTCGGCATCAAGCCCGAGGACACGCCCGACGTGTCTGTGCTCGCCGCCACCGTGGCGACGCTGCAGGACCAGTTCACGCAGACGCAGCTCGCCAACACTGTGCTGACCGTGGCCGCCGAGAACGGCATCACCGCGGCGGCCGACCTCGAGCTTCTGCGATCGGTCAAGGACGAGTCGACCATGCGGACCATCGCAGCCCGCATCGCCGCCACCAACGGGACGGACACCCCACCCATCACCGCGCCCGGCCCGCGCCCTGACCTCACTCAGGGCGCAGCGGGCACCCCTGCCACCGGTTCGCCGGAACAGGACTTCGCATCGTTCCTCAGCCGCCAGATGGCCGGCTGAACCTCACCTGACCAAGGAGTCAACCCATCATGGCTACGAGCCTTTCGAGCATCAACAACACGCTCCTGCCGGCGTCCATCACCGGCCCCATCTTCGACCAGGCCGTGGAGTCGTCCGCGGTCATGGCCCTCGCCCGGCGCGTCCCGCTGGCGATGACCGCGCAGACCGCCATCCCCGTCTCGATGGACGTCCCCGCCGCTGGCTGGGTGTCTGAGGGCGGCGTCAAGCCGGTCGGCAACGGTCAGGTCGGCATCAAGACGATGGTCGGCAAGAAGGTCGCCCTCCTCGTGCCGGTCTCGCAGGAGATCGCCATGACCAACGCGGCCGGGCTGTACGCCCAGCTTCGTCAGGACCTGCCGACCGCCATCGCCCGCGCGTTCGACTACGCCGCGATCCACGGTCTCGACCTCCGCACGGGTGGCGCCGGCCCGTTCACCGACTACCTGAAGAAGGGCGTCACGTCGGTCGAGCTCGGCACCGCCTCACAGGCAACGGGTGGCATGTTCACCGACCTCGTGAACGGTGAGAAGGTCGTGGTCGACGCCGGCTACGACTTCACCGGCTTCGCTGCGGACCCGCGCCTGCGGCCGACGCTGAAGCTCAACACGGACACCACGGGCAAGCCGCTGTGGGTCGACGGTCCCACCGCTGGCCTGAACGGCAACGGCGGGTCGCTCATCGGCTACCCGGCGTACTACAACCGTGGCGTCTCCGGCGACTACCGTCGTCAGGGCGGGCGGGTGCAGATCGTGACCCTCGTCGGCACTCCGACCGGTGGCACGTTCACCATCACCTACGGTGGCAACACCACCTCGGCTCTGGCCTTCAACGCCGCCGCTGGCACCATCCAGACCGCGGTTCGCCTCCTGCCCGGGCTGGCCGCTGCGACGGTCACCGGCACGGCTCCCGGCCCGTTCACCTTCACGCTCAATGTGGTCGGCGGTGCGTCGGGTCCGCTCAGCGTCAACCAGACCGCGCTGACCGGTGGCACCGCCGCCGCCTCGCAGGCCACCATCACCGAGTCGCCCGTGCAGGACACCAAGCTGCGCGCCATCGGTGGCGACTGGTCCCAGTGCGCCTACGGCGTGGGCATGGACATCACCATCAAGGTGTCCGACTCCGCGTCCTACGTGGACGAATCCGGCGCGACGCACTCCGCGTTCCAGGAGAACCTGGTGCTCCTGCTCGTCGAGGCGTACTACGGCTTCGTGAAGTCGGACGCCCTCGGCGCGTTCGTCGCGTACACCGACGCTTCCTGATCGTCGGACAACTGAACACTGAGGAGGTGGGGCGGCCGTGACTGCTGCAACGACGGAAGATGTCGAAACTGCGCTCGGCCGCCCCGCATCCTCGGACGCAGAGGCCCGCCAGATCGTCTGGTGGCTCTCCGGTGTGGAGATCCTGATCCAGTCCCGGCTGGGCGACCTGTCGGCGCTCGATCAGGACGTGCTGCGGTACGTCGAGGCTGAGGCTGTTGTCGCCAAGGTTCGGCGCGGCGACTCGCGCGTGTCGAGCGAAACGGTGTCGGTCGACGACGGGTCGATGACCCGCCGCTTCGAGACGGGCGTGCAGACCTCCGACATCTCCGACGAATGGTGGGCGCTGCTCAACCCAGTGACGGGCTCGAGCTTCTACTCGACCCGCCCCGGGTTCGAGGCCGATGACGCGCGATGGCCGGTCAGCGCCCCGCCCTCCACCTACGACTCGCGGCTGGACTTCCCGTGACCCTCGCGGACGCCATCGCGGCGACCCTGCCCGAACTGCGCGCCCACGCGGAGTCGATGATGGTCGACACCTGCACCATCACCCGCGCCAGCTCTGGCGCCCCGGTGGTCGACAACAACAACGGGACCGTGACCCCTGCGGCCCCCGCGACGATCTACGCGGGCCCGTGCCGCGTGCAGCTCCCCGACGCGGTGGAGAAGGCCGAGGAGGCGGGCGGCGACGCACTGAGCGTGCAGGCTGCGATCATCTCCCTCCCAGTCGCCGGGTCCGAGGCTGTGGCTGTGGGTGACGTCGTGACGCTCACTTCCGCCACGTTCGACGCGGACCTGGCCGAGGTGGACTACGTGGTGCGCGGGCTGCACCGCAAGAGCCACGCCACTGCGCGCAGGCTCCGTTGCGAGGAGGCGAACTGATGTCCGCTGACGCCGACTTCTCGCAGATGCGCGCCCTCGCCTTCGACCTGGGTAAGGCGCAGGCGACCGTGTTCCCGAAGTTCCGGGCCATCGTGCAGAAGACGATGGTCGACACGAAGAAGGACATGCGCGCCGAGGCGCAGGCTGCGGGGGCTGCCGAGGCCGACATGCTGGCCGGGTTCATCTCCTACGAAACCAAAGAGACCGCGGGCGGCGTCACTGCCGTGATTGGCCCGACCGAGGGCGCAGCGGGCTCGTTCGCGTTCCTCTACTACGGCAACAGCAAGTCGGGTCCGGTCATCAAGGATCCACTGTTCGCCCTGAAGCGCAACGTGGACAAGGCGATCCC